ACGATATAGCCAGAACCTGTTGTTGTGTTACCGCCGAAGTTAGGCGCACAGTCAGGGTTTTGGTTAACGATTGAAACAACACCATGATCGGACTCGTAGAGGTCAACGGATAGCTTGATGCTACCGCTGTTGCCATCGTAGTTTACAGAACGAATTTGTTCTGCTGCACCAGCACTTGTACGAGCGAAGTCAGCTATCACGCGACGTAGACCAGTGTCAGCAACAAGCATAAGATTGTTTGCAGAACCAGTTACACGGAAGATAGAACTGATGATGTCGTTAAGTGCTGATTCGCTAAATGGCGTAGCATTAGCTTCAGTAGTTGTGTAGATGCTATCAGCAGGTGTGCGATAAGCAGCAGGAACGTCAGAAGGACCAGCAGAATCAAGGAAATCACCAAGACCACGAAGTGCATTTGCTGTACCAGCACCATCTTCTGTAGCTTTGTCTTGAGTTCCAGCAAGTGTAGCTTCGACATCACGTTTTAGTTCACGGATAGCTTTAGCTTCAGCTTGTGCGATTTTAGCAGGACCAACGGAATCAACTGCTTCTTGCAGATCAGAAACCATGTAGTCACGACGGAATTTTTGGATGCGATTGCTAAGACGAGCGCGACTTGCAAACTTGTCCGTGAATGCTGAAACGTCAGCACCTTCCGAAATACCTGCAGTTACAGGTGCAGAAAGGCTGTCAACAGTCCACTCAACATTAGTTGCGGAGGCGCGTTCTTTATTAGCAGACGAAAGGATAGGAGTCTCTTCAGGTGCAAGAATGGTCAAGACATCAGTCAAGTCCTCACGATTAGAAACAGCCGATCCTTGATTTGTAGTATCGAATGTATTTGAGAATGCCATTTTATTTAATGATTATGAGTTATCGGCGCGAGGCCATTTGTAGTTTTCTAAGTGCGGCAAAATCACGAGCGTTACCCGATTTTTGAAATTGACTTTGCAGTTCCTTGAGTGCCTTTGCAGTTCTTGATTGAGACGTAGAAGCATTTGCATTACTTGTTGTCGCACCCTTGGGTGGTGTAAGTTTCATGCTTGGCTTACTTTCGGCTACTGGTTTACGACCATAGATACTGTTTGCTGCGTGAGCGAACCAGTAATCTAGTTGACCCGCAACATCCGGAGCTTCCTTTGCCACGATCTCTTTCATCTTTTGAAAACGAGCATCGTTGACTGTAGCTTCGTATTGTTTGCGAACATCATTGTCTTCACCTTCTAGCCAGGATAGCTCTTCTTTCGCTCTCTGCTTGAAAGCAACTTCCATATCTAAAGCGTGTTGTTTAGCTTGTAGTTTAGAAAGTTGATCAGGAAGAAAGGTCTTCTGAGCCTTACGCGCCTGTAGTAAAGATTTACGGACTTCTGCCTTGGTCATTTCTTTGCCTTCGATCTCAGTAATGACATCGTCAGCCGCATAGTCAGCACCTTCAAAAAGAAGGTCCTCAGCCCAGTTGACTATTTGCTCTACCTCTTCGGCCTTAGCTTGAAGGCTCTCGATAGAATCTAAATCCCCAAATGGGTTATTCTCTACTTTCTTTTTTGACTCAAGGGGGTTTTGCTGTTGAAGCGAAGCCTCTAATCTAGCCAGTTTTTCTTCTGCCGTCTTGCGTCTTGCGGTAAGTTCCCCAAAACGTGCCACAGCTTTACTGCCTAACTTTTCAGCCAGTTCCCGTAGTTCCTCTTCGGACGCGTTGTCCAAATCAATCTGTGAAAGAACATCCTCGGATGTTGATTCAACTTCTGGTTCACCTTCTTGGACCTCTTGAGTTTCTTGAGTTTCCTCAGTCTCCTCAACGACCTCTTCGGGTGTCTCTTCCGTTGGCTCTTCGGCAACTGGTTCTGACTCAGCCTCAGCAGTTTGCTGAGATTTCATCTCGCCCAATCGACGATTTGCAAAATCCGTTACGGATATATTAGTATTGTCCACTGGTATTTGGTCTGCCCCAGAGTCGGCAGTCGTGATTTCATCTGTCATAAGTTCCACTCATTTACGCCGAGAGATTGCGATACGTTAATATAACATAGGTGAACAGTTATTGTTCAGCCTAGAAATGTTCACGGTGACGGACACTGAGTTCCTGCCAGCTTGATAGTTGTAAAAGCTGATCGTAGGTAATGATCCGTCCGGATATTTGTTGAATATTGTCACTGCTAGCTTCGTGCAGTTCCTCGATGGCCTCTTCTCTGAGGTCATGAACCATCTTCATAAATCTAGCAAAAGCCTCGTAGTTATGAAGTGTTTTTATGTCGTCTTGGATATTCATATTATTTTGCTGCGGAACGCATTACTTGAACCATTCTAGGTCCCCTGGACTTTACTTGCTTGTACCAGTTACTATCAACCATTTCGTCAGCTGCCATATTGTAGTCATTGTTCATAAGACCTTTTTTCATGTCTACGAATTTATTTAGTTTTGTTAAACCAAGATTGAAGGCCATGTCAACTAAAGTCATCTTGACGGCTTCTGGCCTCTTCGCAAAGTTAGGATCATAGGACTGAGCGTCCTTGAATGCTTGTGTTAGGCTGTGGTTATAGAGAGTCCTCGTTTCCCTTTCGCTCAACGGTCTACCGGCAAATAACTCATTGATGTCAATGCCCTGCTGCTTGAGGAACCTACGGTTGCCAGCGTCTTCAAGATTGAAGCCAATCCCTATTGTGCGGTTACCCTTACTGTCCTTGTAGACCTTAGGTTTGTTACCCTCATTGAGAGAGAGCATATTGAAGTAATTTTTAGCCCTTTGATCTTTGACGCGCTGATTCCCAAACTGCTGGGCTGTCATATTATCTGCCATCTGATAAGTATTTTTTAAGTTCTTCGCGCTGCTCAGTTGTAAACTCCCCAGGAATACTATTATCGTTAGCATAAATGCGAGCCAGTATTGTTTGACGCATAGCCACCGGATTGTCATTATAGCTTGTTTTTGAAAAGAATTTTTTTTGTTCAGGAGTGAAAGAAAATTCAGATGGGACAAATTTATCTTTGTTCATCTTCAATCGAATGGCTTCATTATCTACCAAAAAGCTAAGTCGTTTAGCATCTAAATCAGTAAAAGGATTTAAAACAATAGAATCTGTTTCAAAAGAAGCATACCCTGGAGTCTTAGGGTTTTTTTTAAAAAATTCTATTTCGCCTGGAAATAGTTTTTTTCTGACTTTATAACCAAAACTTTTATTTCTTCCTTCAGCAATTTTAACTGCTTCTTGTAATTTTTTTGGAAACATCATGTCGTTTGCTCTTTTTTGAGCAAACTCTCTGGGTGTCTTATTGTCAGCCATTACATATTTTGAGTGTTGATCTTACCCATCTGTGCAGGGGCTGTGCCGACTCGACCAATCTGGGCGTTCTGCGCTTGCTGCATCTGGAAGGTGTATTGACCTTGGTATTTCTCCATGCGTCCCCGGAATGCTTCGTCCTGCTGTAGGCGTTGCTGGACATCAGGCTGTTGGGCGTATTGCTGAATGACTTGCATAGCAATCTGTGCGCCTGTAGGACGGGCTGGCATTTCAATACCTGCAAAAATCTTTGTAAGATCATCTGTGACATTCTTAACCATCTCTTGTTGAGCATCTTGTGCAGGTTGTAGAACCGCGTCAGCCATGACTGGATCGATGCTAGCGGCTGCAATATCAAGTAATCCATCAACATTCATTCGGTTATTAACATTGAGTTGATTCAATGCAACGAAACCTTGTAGTTTCTTTTCTACTGTATCTGGGTCACTGTCAAGCACATCAAAGTTAATCATGATGTCAAAGTTCTCGTTCGGATCTCCTTTGTTTATTACTTGAGGGTCAGGGATGCCAGTTACCTGGAAGAAGACCTCATCGGGTCCAAATCTTTGGAAGCACTTGTAAGCCATACGGATTACCTCAGATACGTGACTAAGATACTTATCAACCATGAACTGTTGTCTGGATTGAGACATTGGGTCATTCGGATCCAGTCCAATCATCCTGTCAGCTTGATTGAGCAGTGTCTGCTCCATCTCAAGTGAACCTTGGTTGTACGCAGGAGTCGGTGCAAAGTCCAGATCACCCTTACGACGGTATGGAATCATACGACCTGGTCCCCAGTCATTGGGTGCTTGGCCTACTGGGTGCAGGATTGGAGGCAAAGTAGCTAGGCTATTGCGGTCAATGCGTGAATCACGCTCTACCTTTACTTGGTTCTGAATACCACGAAGAATACTGGGAACGGTGGATACATCATAGAGACGCTTAGTGTCCTCGGATAAGCGTGTCACTACTACTGGATAGTCTTCGTATCCGTTGAGTAGCTCGAACTTTGCATATCCGGGAGTCCCAGTTCCATCATCTCCATCAAAGTTCTTATGAAATACTGTGCAGTAAATTCCTTCGGAGCCGTCCTCTTCATTGATCAGTCTCTGGTATCCGTAAATAATTTCAATAAGTTCGTCGGCTTCGTATGCGGTATCGGTTAGGCTCATGCTGCGACGGCCCTCTTCGTATCGCTCAAGGCTGTCAATGTTTACGCCTCGGTATCTTTCGATCATGATGTCTACGAAGTCCTGATCCCAACCATCGGTTGTTACCTTGAGTTCTAGTTCTTGTGGAGTGTAATACGTTTTCCAAAAGCAATACGGTGCGCGTTGCGGATCCGTAACATATGGTGGGAAGACAAAGTCACCATCAGGTGCTAGGGTTTTGACTTCGGGGCAATTAATTTGACGACGCACTACGGGCAGTTTCGCCATTCCTTTTTTACGTAGATCTTTGAGTGCGTTCTTTGCTCGTTTTTCTGTAACGCCGTCAAAAACTTGCTGAAGGAGCAGGATTAACTCTTCATCGTTTTCGCCTCGCTCTACAGCCTGAAAGATTTCTGGAGATATTTGTGCGATCTGCTGCAGGTCAATCTCCTGTTCAAAGGATCGATCCTCCATGTGCCACCCAACGTAGGTGACTAGAAGTCCACGCTCTAGCAGGTAGTTAGCACCTAGTTCCATCTCCCTGTAAAAGCGGGGGATGTATCCAGAACGAATCATCCACTTGAGGAAACCTGACACTAGTTTGCTTCGAGCAATGTCTCCACTTTCCACGGGGAACGCTCGGACGTTTGCTCTCTTGAGTGCAGAGATAAATAGGGATGCAAGTTTCGTTATGCGTTCATCAATGAGATGGCACTCAGTATCGCTAGCACCTTCCCAAGGAAATGCGTCCGCGCCATGCTTGCGGTGATCGCGGCTCTTGCCCGGCCACCAGTTACGGCGGTCGTCGTAGCTCGTACGGCATAAATCAAAATAAGATTCAAGCTCCGTTATTGTTTCCTCGTAAGCGTATCGAAGTGTTGTGATGTCCGGCTCAGTGCCTACATAGGTGAGGGCCTTTGAAATATTACTGTTCTGCATTTAGTCTATCTTTTATTAGTTGAATCATGCTAGCAAGATGAGTCCTAGAACTGCCTATCTTATCACATAACTCTATGTTTGTCATGGGGACTTTGGATTCATGCTTCACATACCGCTTGAATGTCTCCCACATTATGAGACGATCCCTGTTCTGCTGGTTCCACTTGTAATCCAGAGTCAGGTTCTCGTCCTCTACTTGTCCGGTTAGAGGATTCCTGTCATAGAATATCTTTGTTCTATCAACCTTTGACATAACGATAGCTGACCCCTGTCTCGGATTCGATTACCTCAAAGCAGATCATCTTACCCAAGAACTTATCCTTCAATCTGTTAGGCATCAGGACAGGAACCTTTTTTCCTATCTCTACAAAGTGAACCATGTTGAATCTAGGATTCGGACAAATTGATAACACCTTACCCCTGAAGTGTTTAGGTATTATTTCGTTGATGAACAAACCATCGCACAGGATGTCCTGTCCCTCTGGACTGATCCAGGTGTTCTTGCCTTTGCCGCTAATGTATTCCTGCGGTAGTTTTTCTTTAGCTATTTTTAGAGCTTCGTCGAAGTCAGTATCGTGATACTCGGCGAACTCAGTTAGTTTTACTTTCATTAGTATCCTCCTTGTTGTTTTCTGGTGATCCCCATATCGGAGGATGCAAAGTAGTCAGGACCCATACCGCCATTTGACATTCGCAAATAACGGATGAGATCAAAAAAGTCCTTGAGTGCTTCGTCGGCTTTGCCGGCTGCATTGTAATTAATCATGCTCTCAATAAGATTCCCGCAGTCCTCATGCACGTAGCACCTTGGTCTGTTGGCAGGATCAAGGTCGTAGTTCGGATTATAGAAGAACCAATCGTCCAGGCTGGTGTTACCTATGCCCTCCTGCTGTCCGTCCGACGGCGTAAAGTTCATTCCGTAGTCATAGAAGGCCGTGAATAGATCCACGTTGTTCTCGTTCTCCTTGGCAAAGAACCTAGAGTCACCTATACGTTCCACAACCTCGATACCTAGTTCTTCTTCTATGTCCTGAAAGAGTTCGCAGTACCTCTCCACATCGTAGCCTATCTTGTCCGCAGCTGGACCCTTGCGCCACTTCGGGTCACCGAACAAGGCCCATTCGCCGTAGGTATCTCTGTCCGGCCACTCCCTGCGTATAAATATCTCCTCGTCCTGCGAGACACCTGCCCATATCGCCACGTAGTTCCGCGCAAAGGCGGGGTCAACTACTTGATACCATGTGAGGGAGTCCTTGTCGGGGAAGGACATACCATACTTGTTTGGCGTGTTGCTGAGGACATTGACCTCTGGGCTGAAGTTCGGCAGCAGTGAAGTCATTGACTTCGTGGGCAGTCCGTAGGCACGAACCATGATCGTATCACGGCTAGCGTTCTTTAGGTCCTTGGCTATGCGGTCATAACCGCCAAAGGGGTTTTCGTCAGAGTGCAGGTAGACAACGCCGGCATCTCGCTCAGGGCTGTATTGAATCACCGGAACTTGTTCTCCGTCTAGTAGTGACGCGGACTTAGTCTCCAGTGTCTCAGCACCCTTGAGGTAATCCGAAACGAATGGCGTGTACCCATCAATCGGCGTGAATCCCAAAAGCATCTTACTGTCTCTGGTCGCAAGACGAAAGCGTAGGGTGTTGACTAGCGCAGCGTCCCCCAAGTATTCGTCCAGCCAGGCTCCTATATTCATTCCCGTAGGGTTACGGAAACCGAACTCAAAACCTTCTAGGATGGTCTGGTTATTACTGAACTGGGTGTAAGTCTTGAAGTCCACTCTAGTCCTTGTGTCCGGGAAGATAAAGGAACTGCCCGTGAACCCGTTCTGCATACTGAAGTTAATGTAACCATCGATACTCTTGGTCTTCCTACGGAACTCCCTAGGCATCATCTCCCAGACGGCAGCTTGCTGCACCTTGATCGATGTGTCCGCATTCTGGCTGAAGCATACAACGTGTCCGTCCATGTTCTCGGTCACGGCCTCCATGACCATCTTGGCGCATCCCGTTGTCTTGCCGCTTCTGTTCCCACCAAAGGTAATAACCTCATCGTAATCCTTCAGCGCATTCCGCATTCGGCTCCACCCGGTTAGCTCAAATCCGTGACGCAGTGGGTCCTCCCGTGCTGACTGAATCCTACCCTCGTGAGCCTCGTGCAGCTGAACCAACAGCTTAGGATCCGCCTCACCGAGGACAACGATCTCTTCATCGGTAGGGGCTTCTAGGACTGGATGCTTTGTGAACTCAATGGTCATTCTTCTTCCTCAAGGTCATCGGGGTCATTCTCGAACTCCCACTCAAAGTTTATGCCACCGTCACTAAGTTCCTTCTGCATCTCATGCAAAAGCATCCTCCCTGCTGGCAGGTGATTGTAATCATAGAATAGTTCACCCTGCTCGTTCATGACTATGAAGCAGTAGTTCTCAAAATGTTCTCCCAGGATACCACGAATCTGGTCGTAGATCGGGTCATAGCTAGGATCCGTGATTGACTTAGGCATCTTTAACCTCTGCCTCTATTGTCTTAGCTTCCTCTATCCTAGCCCTCGCTGCCTTGATGGTAGCCTCGTAGTCATCCTGCGTGAAGACCTTCCTGTCTTCCGTGATCTGCGTAGCTTCACCTCTAGCAGTCAAAGCCTCCCTACCTGCATTCGCTTTGGCTATGGATAGCTCCTTTAGGTCACGGAATGATACCTCGAAGTCCGGATCACCCTCCAACCTACTACGGACTTTCTCAATGAGGTCTTCTTCCAGTGAGGACAAATTCATATAGTTTCTGGCCGCTAGTCGGCCAGTTACCTCTCGGAACTTCCCTATGTGGTCAGCATAATCAGTTAGAACTGAGATCACAGTATCTCGATTGAACTTATACTTCTTTACCATCTTGGTCTGAGTCTCGCCCATAGCGTAGTGATAAAGTATTTCAGCCACCTTCCCTGGATTAGCGCGGCTTAGGCTATTGACCTTCATAGCCTCCTTCTCCTTGCTGACCGCCTGAATACTCTCAGATATACTGGCCATCAGGTCCAGTCGCATCTCCTCAGGGCTTGGATTGATTGCACTCATTATCTCTTTTGATAGGAGGCACTTAGATAAATGTCAAGATTTTATGCTTGACACGTATTTTTCGGCTACATAGAATCCGGATTCTCCGCTGGAACAAAGGATGATTAGAGCAGTAACCCTACTGAGTAGTACAGGGGGAGTCCTAGGATAGTAAGCCCCATGAGGCTTGTATTTTTTAGAGGGGCGTTGGATGATATATACTATTCTAGTCGCGCTCGATGCTGACCCCCTCCTCCCCCGTTGCAGATTTATCGAGTTTGCTGATCTTGTTTTACGTTGGCTATCAATGATTTATGAAACTCGAGTTACCGGGTGGCAGCCGGGTTCACATGTGAGGGAATTATTTATTTATCAGAAGCGGAAAGGATTCGCAGCATCTTTCCCTAATTCAATCCATGCAGGAGAGGCTCGCAGCGAGGCAGATTCGGAGCAAGTGCCACGTATAAAGGGGCTAAGAAGGGGGATGCTACGGAGTCACGGAAATGGAAGCCACAAGGGGAAATAACTATCTGGAAATAAAAGCTTGCATAAGGTTGCAAGGTGTGCATCTTGGGGGGTGCAGTTCCGTTCTTTGACAGTCCTACCGCTAACTTCTCTCTGTTGGTAAAGCAGGGATGTATGACGACTTAGTAAAGGGGGACATAGTTGGTAACCTAGCCACAATTCCGTGGGAGTCTCAAGCCGTCCATAAAATAGGGAGAGCCAACTAATACAAAAATTAAAACTATGAAAAACGAAATTCACGATCAGTCTATCCTTAGTGAAAAGCAAATTCAACGCCTTGAAGCACGCCTTTACAAGGTGCAAGGTGCAATAAATCACTGGAATACTCAAAAGAATCAAGCAGAGTATTTCCTTGAAGAACGCACTAAGGAAAAGGGCGAGATTGAAAGCAAGCTTTCTTATTCAAGACTTGCTAGCTCGCTTTTTGCAGAGTGCGAAAAGATCGATCCTAGCGAGTGCGATACCTACGACGTTATTGAACACGTGGAAGGAATCAAAGGCACTAAGAATGTTGAAGTCCACAAGTGCAAAGCAACGGGATGGCATTACTTATTTTTTCCAGAAGAAAAAGAGTATCCATACTACTGTTGTATTGCTCGCGATGACGCGGAATTCAAGACACTTGAAGAACTCCAAGAGTGGGCAAGACCGCTCTACTTCCAATAGGAAAACTATACAGCCTCCTAGCTATTCGCTAGGGGGCTTTTTGGGTGTAAGCGTCCGACTTACAAACCAACTAACAAAAAAAATCAAAAATATGTATAATCACCACAATCCAAAACTAGCTCAACCTATAATGAATAATCTAATTCAAACACTTGGGAGCCATTGGTCGGATTCGTCCTACGCTAATGACTTGGTGGCATCTATAAGTAGAAGCATTCCCAACCCAGATTATCCAGATTATATGACTGTCCTGCTGCCTAACTCTACGCAATCCAATATTGATGCAGAACAGGTTAGCAACTACGCGGTGAAATGCGGAGATGAATCTGAGTTCGTGACGTGCGAAACCTTAGAAGAAACCATTGAGATGGTCAAAGAGTTAGAGGATGCCATTGCCAACAAGTTCTGGCAAGCCGACTGGTAGTCTGATAATAATCAAACAAGCTCACACCCTGCAAGGTGTGGGCTTTTTGGGTGTAAGCATACTGCTTACGACCAACTAACAAAAACTAATATAATATCATGAAACTAGAAACATTTGAAGACATACAGTTCCACGTACGCGACCGCGTCCAAGATGCAATCAAAGACGAAGAGATGCAGCTTAGGAAAAAAATCATAGCTTACTACCTTGAACATAACGATACCGATTGGTTGAACATGTTTGAAGATTGGCTTTATGAAACGCAGAACTACATTGCTGAGAATCTTAGCATGTATTACCGCGATGCTTGGAACATTGTTAATCTTGCAAGGTTCGCTTGGACTGAAGAAGACCGACAATATTACTGGGATGCAACCGCACTAGTTGAACCAGACGACCAAGATGAGTTAGACGACCTTATAACAAAGCTTAGTCACTCTATAGTGGATGCCATTGCACGCGATGAACTCAACAAGCAATTGGAGCCGTTTGTCTCTAAGGTAGTTGCAACCCTACAGACCAAACTTCAACCGCATATTGACTAAAGCTAACAGCCTCGCCTCACAAGGGCGGGGCTTTTTGGGTGTCGGACATCGCCGGCGAACCAATAACATAAACGATACAACTAATAAACGATACTATGAAAAAAAGCATTCAATATTATATTGCACAAGCCGACCTGGCGCACGATCTTTACAGCAAAGCTAAAGGTTCCTGTGAATCCGTATGGATGGGAGCTGCTAAGGGCTTTAAAACTCAAATAGCAGATCGAGCTTTATTCGATAAGTGCAAAGAGAAGGCAACAGCAATCCTTGCAGAACAACCCTCAAACTAATAAACGATACTATGAAAATTAAAAAACCAAACAAGCTAGTCAAGACAGACCAGCAAGAGGAGAGTGCGTACATCGTATTCTGGAGCATCATCGTTGGCGGCATACTGCTAGCGGTTACAATTATAATAGAACATCTATAACTAACCAATAGCTCGCACCCTTACCCGGTGCGGGCTTTTTTGGTAGACAAGGCTACGTTTTTTCTGTAGCATTCAAACGAGACTGCTAGGCGATGCCGCGCAGCATAACAACTAACAGGGGGTGTAAGGTGATCGACTTGGTCTAGAACTAAGGACGGGGGTTCAAATCCTCCCACCTCCACCATTTAATCACAACTAACAAACACAAACGATACTATGAAAGACCTAGAACTAACAAACCTACTCGCACTCATTCAAGAGAAGGAGGACGTACTCTATGAAGCTGAATGTCTACTTGGAGACAGCGAAGCGGAATACTACGGTGAAGTTGCCAGATACGGTGACGCGTGGCCAGGCGCACAGCTTCAGTTGCAACGCTACCGTCAAAGCATCGACGAAGATCGCGCCGAGATTCAAGACCTACGAGCGAAGCTACCGCCAGTTCACACCTGCGAACGCCGTCCAGTAATCAAAGAAGACTATCCCTTCTAACGCATTAGTCCTGTTACTTCACCATTTAATAACTAACAACAACTAAATATGTATAACGAATCAGCACGATCCACCCTGGCTTTTTGCCAGTCCATGACAGAAAAATATCGCGAACTCTTAAAGACCGGCGACATAACCGATGCCGTGCAGCGCAGACCTAACAGGCAAAAAATCTGCGTTGATCCAGAGGCCGAGGCTAACTGGCTGTCGCTAGTAATCAAGCGAATCGAGCAAGAGAAAATGAGCTGGGGCAACGCCGCCCTAGGGACTCCGTGGGAAGGTAGGCCAGAAGCACTCCGTCACCTCGCAGTCCGGCGCGGCATTTACAGCACCAAGATGCTGAAGGCTAAAAAGGATAAAGACACCAAGAGGATAAACGATGAAGCCAGGAGGATAAACAAGTTAGTCCGCATGGGTCGCGGACTTCTCAAGGACCTTGTAAAGGATAGCACGATAAGCCTGAACCAATACTACGCAGCCAAGGGGCGGTTAAATTTACCGCATACTGACAAGCGTGTAGGATAGCTAAATATCTTTGAACTTGAATCACTTACCAAACTTCTACTTGACATAAAAGCTAGGGTATCCTTATATGGAATTGGGTGTAAGTTATGTAATCATATACTCCACCATGCCACTAGAATGATCCAACCGTGTTACTAGAATTTTCCTGCATAGTTTTTAAGTGAAGCTATGCCTACATAAAACCAACTAACTAAACATATGAAAATAAAAATACACACGTATCCAGATGGGCCAGCCATAGGTTTGCCTCATGATGAAATCGTATCAGCCGTGGGACTCCGTGGCAGATTCTCTGATGCTCGCATCGGACAACTTGAAGCTGGGGATCGGTATATCATGCCAATCCAGACCGAGCTAGAGCCTCGCAGTGACACACAGCTACTTGCTTTGATGGCACAAAGACATCTACGGGCTTTGTATGTAAACAATATAATAGATCCAAAGACTAAGACTATAGTGATTGTAAACCCTGAGGGCGATCAAGAACTATGCACAATCGATTATGTCAAGGCTGAATGCTCAGACCTTGATGCTCTTCGTGACGCACTTAACTTCATCCTCGATCAAGAGGAAATATGAGTCACTTCTATAACTGCAAGAACCCATCGGAGCCTCAGTTTGAGGCCGAGGTGGGGACTCCTGCACAGGCTCGTAAAGCTGGAGCAGACGTTTACCCATCGGTCACGACCGTGCTGGGCATAGTCAAGGACTCATTCCTTGATGAAGTCTACAAGCCAAAAATGATGACGGACTTAGCCAGAGAGCATCCGGATTTGCCTTGGGCTAATCTTGCAGAGATGGTCTACGGAACTAGACCGCATCCAAAGGACGGTGAGTTGATACCATCGCATGAGTTCGGTACATCGGTTCACGGAACTATCGAGCGTATGATAAATCACCACGTGCTAGGCATTGACGAACACCCCGGTAAGTCATGCTGGGACAAGTGGGCTTCTCCTTTTTTGGACTGGATTGATGACAACAATGTCCAAGCCTTGGGCTGCGAGAAAGTAGTCAGTCACGGGGGCATCAAGATTGCCGGCTCCGTTGACTTCGTAGGAATCAAGGACTCCAGAATCTTTCTCGCGGACTACAAGTGCCGTGTAAATACTAAGGGTAAGGCTAAACGATACCAGAAGGATTGCTGTCAGCTAGCGATTGAAGCGTTTATGTTAATGCACTTACAAAAGTTGCCTTACCTGCCCAAGATAAGATCCGTCATAGTGGACTGCGAGACGGCAGAACATATGCACTACGAGTGGACGGACGAAGAAAGCCAGTGGGGTATCCGTGTAGCCAAAGCCGCGGCTAACCTTTACTGGATGCTACGAATGGAACCCGAAGTAAAACAATAACTATGAGCAAAGAAACTAACCCAAAAGATGCGTGTGGAATTAAAAAGGTTCCAATCTCAGGTATGCCGGTAAACGTGCTACTTGAGGCTGGGCTAGTTAAACTTCACGGCGACCTAAAGTATGGTAGATTTAACTGGAGGGATGTAGGGGTTCGCGGATCCGTGTATTACGATGCCGCGTTTAGACATCTAGCCGCATGGTATGAGGGGGAGGACAATGATCCTGACTCAGGCATACATCATATATCTCACGCCATTACTGGACTCATAGTCCTTAGGGACTCAATCATGAGGGGTAACTGGACGGACGATAGACCAGAACCAACACCAAACATCATCAAAGAATATAATGAAAAGGCATTAAAGATAATAGATGTTTATACAAAAATGGAATCACGGAATGATAGAGATTAATTTAACTGACGACGAAGTCATGATGTGCCAGCACGTAGGACACCTGCGGTCCGTGCTGTCTAGAGGCAACAATGTCAAGGACATGAAGCGAACCGACATGGCCGGCCTAGATATAGATGCCCAAGGCGTTACCGCTGAGTACGCCGTAGCCAAACATTTCAATGTATTTTTTGATCTCGGCCTTAGCCCTCGCACCGGGTCAGCCGATGGGGTAATGAACGGTTACTCCTACGATGTCAAAAGCACTCACCACGCCCTCGGAAAGCTACTGGCAACTCTCAAGGACAACCCCGATGTAGATATGTATATCATGTGCATCACGCCGGATCGTTGGACTGTAAAGATGGTTGGCTGGTGCTGGAAGAAGGAACTAATAAACAAGAAAAACATAAAGGATCTAGGTTACGGAAAAGGTTACGCACTTGAGCAGAGCCAACTCCGTCCCTTCAAAAAATAATATGAGTATGTCACAAGTAGAAAGTAACGTCGAAAGAATACAGACTAGGATTGATATGATCCGACAGGAGTCACGGACTCTTTCCTTCAGAATCGAAAGGATGATGGAGCAACGTAAGAACCTAACGCAAGAGAAGAAAGCCCTGAAGGATTTACTCACGGAGCTAGATGTATCTTCCACAAAATAAACTCAAGGACTGGAGGGTCAAACATCAGCCCAAAACTTGTCCACTGATACTGCGAAAGACATCGGACTGGGTGGTGGATCACTGCCATCAGTCCGGTATGGTCCGCGGTGTAGTATCAAGGGTAGGCAACGCCTTGTTAGGTAAGATTGAGAACTTCGCTTATCGCAGATGCCAGATCAGCCAGAGTCATTTACCCGCCGTGCTGCGCGGCATAGCGGACTACCTAGAACAGGAGCAACTAGATGTATTGCACCCCGTGGGATTGACTCAACTTACAAAAAAATTTAAAGCCTTGACATCCGAAAAACAGAAGGGCATTTTAGTTGATCTAGGGGCAAAACGAAAACAACTCATGGAATGTTCTAATGCCTCAGAACGAACCAAACTATTCCGTGAACTAACTAAACATAAACATGGATAAATTGAATATTCATTCAAAACTCAAAGGGATTCAGTCATCCCTTAAAGCTCCGAAGGGGCAGACTAATAAGTTCGGCGGGTACGCTTACCGTTCCGCTGAAGATATACTAACAGCCGTCAAACCTCTGCTCGCTGAGTGGAATTGCACGCTTGTTATCACTGACGATGTAGTCGAAGTAGGTGGACGTATATACGTCAAGGCCATGGCTGTGCTAGCCTGTACAGAAGGCGGTGAATACACCATCCAAGCAAATGGATTCGCTAGAGAATCAGAGACTCGCAAGGGTATGGATGACTCACAAATTACTGGGTCAGCTAGTTCCTACGCTCGTAAATACGCACTCAACGGACTCTTTGCTATCGACGATACAAAGGACGCTGATGCTACCAATGATCACGGCAAGAAGCCAACAACACAAACCAAGAAGATAAGCCAGCCAGCCAACGCTGACTCGGACTTTGATTTCTAACCAATAATACAATGCCAAAGTACAACAACGAAAATACTGGGGTTCTATTCCCAGAAAGCAAACGTGAGTCCGATTCATCGCCTCACGCAACAGGAACAATCGAAGTCACTGCACCAGGTAAATACCGTGCCGCGGCTTGGAAGAACCAGAGTAAGTCTGGCCCTGTTATGAACATCCGTTTGACTCGTCTCGATGAGGACAAACAGCCAGAGCAATACCGCAGGGACGGCATCCCTAATCAGCCTACAGCGGCTCCCATTGGGGACGATCCTTTTTAGGGATTGATTGACTATCAAGGGGGAGGGGGTCATGCCTCTCCCCTTTTTATTACTTCTCAATTAAATGAACCAACAAACAAATTAGAAAGATTATTAATGTGGATATTACCAAAACAATTACACACCTCAGCTTATGCTCAGGATACGAAGGCATTGGGCTTGGACTCAGAAGAGTTCTCCCAAATCTGCGAGAAATCGCTTACGTGGAGAGGGAAGGATTCCCTGTCGCGAACTTGGTTGCAAAGATGGAAGCGGGAGAACTGGATGCAGCACCTGTGTTCACGGACGTTAAAACCTTCCCTTACAGAAAGTTTCGTGGACTCGTGGACATCCTCTCTGGAGGATTCCCGTGTCAGCCATTCTCAGCTGCTGGAAAGCGTCAAGCTACTGAAGACCCAAGACACCTCTTCCCCTACATCGCAGACGGAATCAGAGAGTGCCAACCTAGAATTGTTTTCCTTGAAAACGTACAGGGAATCCTCTCCTGCAAAACTGGGGACGGAGAGCCAGTTCTCCAGTATGTCCTCAGAGAGTTGGAAGGAATGGGTTACCGAGCAACGGCAGGAATATTCTCAGCGGAAGAAGTCGGCGCACCTCATCAGAGAAAGCGAGTCTTCATCCTTGGGATGGCCAACAGCGAGGACATCGGACGCGGAGGGCGGACGTATCGAAACGGAGATGACCAACGAGGGCTTCAAGAGCAAGAGGCACAGGAGCAATCAAACCTTCGGAGCAAAACTGCGGGATGCAGTAGAGACCCACGAGGAGAACTGGCCTACTCCAACGATTGCGGAAGTGTCGGGGGGGATGAGATTGGATCAGATCAAGTCCGGCAAGTGGAACAACATTCAACTCAGAGAAAAGATAGCCCTACTGGAGGAGGAGAAACAGAAGAACTGGGCAACGCCGAATGTATGCGGGAATCACAACCGCAAGGGAGCGAGCAAGACAAGCGGGGACGGACTCAGCACTCAAGTGAAGAGTTGGGCAACGCCAAGCACGATGGATCATCTGAATGTAGTGAGAAAGCCAGAGGAGAGGTCAGAGAAAGCCAAGAAGGGCGGGTGCAAGAACCTCAGAGAGGAAGTAATGCAACCTCAGAACTGGGCAACTCCGATAGCCAACGATGCCAAGGGGAGCGACTACGCAGGGACAAAGGAAAACCCGAAAGCTCTCTATCTGGGCGGTCAAGTCAAGAACTGGCCAACACCAACAACAGCGGAGGGGACCAAGATAGGCAACCAACCGAACTTCGGTCAGGTTGGATTGAGCAACCACCCATCCATCGTTGGCCAGCCAGACCGGGCGAAGCTCAACAAGAGTGGGAAGAGCCAAGAGTCGTGGCCGACACCAAGAGCCAACAAGGTTCACCCAGAGATAACGGAGGAGAACCGGGAGCATCTAGCCAATCGGAACAAAGCCAATCTGGAGGAGGACATAGCGGGTCATTGCGGGAAAGCAACGGGCAAGCTGAACCCCAACTGGGTCGAACATCTAATGGGTCTAACAGTAGGGTGGACAGACTTAGGCTCTTGGGAAACGGAGTAGTTCCTGCTACCGCAGCCAAGGCATTTGTCACATTAATCCAAAGGTTAATATGAGATACACTTACATGCTTAACATGGACAACGAGAAGGTTGAGTCCTGTAATGTTGTCGTAAAATTCGTAACCGATGCGGGTGGACTATTCGATGGATTCACCTCCATCTATTCTGACAAACCCCTTTACTCTGAAGACCTTGCCCACTTAGAAGAATGGGTAATGCAGGGCGAGGAACAGTGGGAACCGCAAGTTGACAAATGGAACCAGCATAACATAAAACTTAAAAACCATGAAAGAATTAGAAAAGAGTATACTGGGGACAATCCTCAAGGCTGAGATAAACGATGGCTGCAATGCCCTGTTGAACGAGGCGAAGGAGTCCGGCATTAACGCTGACTTCTTTACGGCTTATGACACCCGCACAATGTGGGAGACTATGTGCAAACTGGACTCCAAGGGAGTTATCCTTGGCACGATGTCTCTGTTCACGGATATGTCCAAGGGTCAGAAGGGACTCGATGCTAGCTCAGTCTGGTCTACGCATGACGCGGGACTCAGTGAGTTGCATTTCAAGGGACTCATGGATGACATGGTGGAGTCCTACAAGTCACGGAACCTCCACCGCCTCTCGCTGATAATCAAGGACGGCCTACAGGAGGGTAAGGACTCCGAGGAAATCCTTACTTCTATACAGGGCCAGTGCGATGCCATATCCTCTTTGATTCCAAACAAAGAGAATCTGCAAACTATTGTTGATCAAACATATAAGGATGTCATAGGTAAAGTAGATTACTCTCGATACCTGCGGACTGGCATTCAATCCATTGACGATGTCTTGTACAGAAACGGATACGGGTCAGGTCAACTGTGCGTCCTAGCTTCACGGCCAGGGTGTGGCAAGACAGCCTACGCCCTGAACTTCTTAAAGAACGTATGCACGACTGGTCATGGTGTGCTTCTCTTTAATCTTGAGATGGGCGTGAACCAGATAATGAAGCGCATCTTCAGCATCAACTCAGGCTTACATATGCGTAGGTTTGAGGACGGGCTAGCCCCAGAGGACAAGATGCAGACACTTCGGGAGACTACCGAAACCGTAAAGGGTTGGAACTGCTGGATCCGTGATAACGTATACAGGCTGGACCACATACTTGCAACGGCCAGAGGTATGCACAGGAAGCATAACGTAAATGGAATCATTATTGATTACTGCCAACTGATAAAGCCTATGTCCAAGAACGTATCCAGAGAGCAACAGGTCGCAGAGATCAGCCGTGAGTTGAAGCTACTCGCCAAGGACTTAGACATACCCGTCCTGTTACTGGCGCAGGTGAACCGTGAATCCGAAAGGGATGACCGGTCACCTATTATGTCCGACCTTCGTGAGAGTGGAGCCTTGGAGCAGGACGCTGACAGCATTATATTCCTGTGGCAGACTCTATCAGAGAGGGAACAGGGGACTGATTACGTCCGCTGGACTCTAGCCAAGCAGCGTGAGGGCATGGGATATACTCAGGGCCGTATCCTTTTCAACAAAGGCACTCAGCAGATGGAGGATTACTCGCAGTTCATTTGATATGAAGCCACACCAGAAGCGGTCACTTATTTACCAAAAAACCATTGAGGATTTTTTTGGTGGATATGTCTGCAAGAGGTGTGGATTCAAGGGCAAGGCAGCGCAGTTCGACTGCCATCATTTGCCTGAATATGAAAAAGTTAGACCCATTACCCAATTTAGGAGGATAGGTAATCGAGAGACATTTATTAACGAGCTAAAGAAGTGTGAACTTCTTTGTGCAAACTGCCACAGGCTGGAGCATTCCTCTTGACAGAAAACATAGGACACCTATGTTATAATTATTCTACCACACAATGGTTCGTGTGTTAGTTGGTTCATAGTATAAGTACAAGGCAAGCCTAAGGAGTAATCCTAGGCGAAGTGCGGTTTTTTCATGGTCCGCACTTTTGTTAGTCCTTGGGGGCTGTTCCGTTTTATTAGGCGCGGAGCAGCCCCTTTTACTATAAAGCCCCTGGAGGAATCAAGAATGGACGTTCGCCTTCTTTGAGTCTGCGCTTAAATTCACGCTGCTCCTTTTGCTTTGTGAACCCAAAGATTCTGTTCAAGACATCGGACATAGGAGCAAGAGTCGTTAGCTTAGTTCTTTCTACGGGAGTTCCCTCACCTAATTGCTGCACGGACTTTGTGATGTCAACGAATTGTTGCAAGGCAACTGGTTGGAAGTAGTTAAGAACAAAGGCTCCTACACCATCTCGTTTGATTTTGTAAGCAGAATATTTAGAGATACCAAGAATACGAAGACTATTATTAACTGCGTAGTCCGGCAGGTAACCCAAGCGTCCCGCGATTAAATCCTTCAGCATATCCACGGGCATACCAACCACTGCCATGAAGACTATCAGCTTGCTAAGATTAAGAAATGCTTCAGTCATTTGTTTATAGTTACCCGTTGCATAAGCATTTCTCATCTGACGAATATATAAATCATTAGTAAGATTTAATTGATTCACCAAGAAGGACTTCATAGTGTAAAGCAATCGAGTGTTAGGATTCTCGGCTTGCTTGAGTGGCATACGAGCCTTAGAGGTGGGCTGCGTCTCGGACAATCTTGAGAACAGTGCGAGTCTTACCAACGGATTGTTAACGTCCCCCTTCTGGAGTGCAGCTTTGAGTTGTATGATTTCTGCATCATTGAACCCCATGAACTCCATCTCTGCCCGGAACTTACGTCCGTTGGGAGTATTGGCTGCGGCTTTAGCGATCTTTTTGAAGCGCATAAAGTTAGCCGTGATGTTAGTCTCCTTCATGAACTGATCCATGCGAGTGAACCCACTTACCTTTAGACCTAACCGTACAGCTTTGTCCATGAACAACGGGTCACGGAACTCCTCGGATACACGCTTTGAATCAATACCCAATAAATCAACACCAATTTTTTCGGAGAGCAATGCCTTGAAGGTGTTATCTACTCCTGCTCGAGCGATAATGAATGGCATATCAAAGACCTGCGATAGTGTAGAGGTGAACTCCACTAGCAAGGTAAAGTAACTAAATCCCCGAAGACCTGCAAAAAACTTTTCTTCCCTTCCTTGCGGAGTAAGAACAACGCGGAAAACATCATAAGCAGTTTCAGTTTCTTCTGGAGTAATTGCTCCGCTATTCTCTAGCTCGCGGAGTTCTCGTGCTAGTTCACTTGCTCTTTCGGCCTTGCTGCCTCCTTCATCAAGCATGAACCTGCGGCCTATGAGCTTACTGGTTTCCATTGCTTGAGTAGCACCATAGACATAGGACTCAAATGCTTCGCCTGGTGAGGCATAGGCATCCATCAGGCTATCGGGTATGATGTCAATGCTTCTCTTTTTTAAGTTACTAAGACCTTGGCTGTAATTTGCATAAAGACCCCGTCGCATAAACTGGTCAAACAACATGGACTCTATTTCTAAAGTCTTCTTGTCTCCAAGTTTGAGTATCACGCCCTGTTCAAGAGGTAAAAGTTGTTTAACGGTATCAAAGTCCAAGGCCATCTCTGGCTTGTTGTGCGTTTCGCTAAGTTTCTTTAACCTATTAAATACTGCGATTGCCAAATCAGCACCCCTTAAATCTCTGTTTTCTGGTTCTGCTACAACTAACTGACGAGCCTGAGTAACGAAGTTCAGTTCAGCAATGAATTTACTGAATGGCTTTTTGACCTTGTCACCGAAGTGTTCTTTTACTCTCTTGAGATCTAGAATCTTGCGAGGGAAATAGTCCTCGAGGTTGCCGGGTTCGTAGCCAGCATTCACAAGCTCTGTGCGTACCTTATTAAGAGCAACTCTCACCCGAAGATGGAAGTCATTATACATTCCGTATTTTCTTAACAGAAGATCGCGTTCCTTGATTCTTTGTTCGCCTTTCTTTGGATCCCTCTCAAGACTACGGCTGTAGTAAATAAGCTGCGTCAAACGCTTCTTGTCCTTCTTGTTTTTTATCTTATTTATTTTTTCAAAGAAGGGCTTTGTCTTGGTCATGTAACCGAGAACCTTTGTGTCAATGTCTTGATAGTACTTATTTATCAGTTTGGACAATCTGGGATGAATGCCAAAAAGCAATGAACTGATAGTTTTTAGATACCTATCAACTGTAGTTATCTCCTCCTTTGGCTTACGCTGACTTGGTGGCTTGTCTGACTCTGCAACTGTCTCAGCGGACACGGGTGTAGGTCCTGCACTTGCTTGATCTGGGGCTGCCTCAATGGCGGGGTCAACGCCAGACGTAGTAATGTCCTTTTGTTCCTCTGCTAGTTCTTCTTTTAATTCATTAATAATTCTATTTCTCTTATCAATTTCTGCTTGAAGTTTAGCGTTTATTTCTTCTATTCTGTTCTGCTTTTCATTTTCAGATAAAATTGTAGACGATTGAATACTTTTAATAAGTCGGCCTTCATAGTCCCTAGCCCTCTCGATAAGTCTGTTCTGATTATCTATTCGTTGTTGCAGTGCAGCAATTCTAAACCTTCTGACGGCTTCGTCAGAAGCCTTGTTAGCTTGCTTCTTCCTTAATAGGAACTCAGATAATGCTACATCTTGTTGGTTAGTGAGTCTAGCGGATGGGTCTGCTTTACGTAAAAGGTCAGCGGTTTCTACGATGATGGCGGCAGCCTCTAAGTTTTTAGGGGCTAAAGTTTTTAGAGCCTTAGTGATGTATGCTTGAGTTGACTTAATGAGACCCTTAACCTTTTCCAAGGCACTGCCTGGTCTGGTATAGGATCCAGTATCATTACCGTAAAGAAACTGTTGAACTACTGCTCGTGCGTATTCAGCACCGTAACCGAAGTTTTTTAGTCCACGCCGTTCATATGAACCTCCTTCTATTCGATAATTATCATTAAGTGCTTTTTTCTGTGCATCAGTTAAAGACTTCCCTAAGTCTGTGTACCATTGCACCATATCTACACCCTTTTTGACCAAGACCTTATCCATTGCGCCATGAATAATTTCTTCACGCATTACGGCAGTGATGAAGTTTGAACCCGTAGGTCTTTGATCTTGACCTTGAGTTACTCGGTCAAACAACAACTTTTTGCTTATTACAACGGCATTGTCTTCTGGACTCCAATGCGCACCGCCTCTACCTGTCCTACCATAGATTATATTGAACCCAAGTTTTGCAGCGATTGGTCGAAACTTATCTACTATTGCTTCAATTTGTTTTTCAGTCGTAATTCTCTCTCCTCTTGGAGAAATGGCTTCAAGTTCTTTGTCTAAATCCGTGGGAACGTACGCTTCTTCTCTAATTTTAGTGCCTATTCTATTAACTAAATCTTGTGCAATCCCTCTGTGTTTTTCCTTAGTCTTTGGCTTTACGTTTGGTTTTACCACAACATTAGTTCGGATACCCAAAATAATAGCATTTTGTAATTGCTCGTCGCTAAAGTTTTCATTAACTTCTTTATCTGTCGCGGCATCACCTAATGGGGTTCCCGCCAAAATACTATTTCTAAGGTCTATCTCAGCAGGAATCGGTTGACGGGTTACTGGGTCAACTCTTAGAAAATTTTTAGCTCCTATAAGTTTTACTGCATCCTTAACTTCTTGCCTAAACTCTTTTGGCTTGGGCTTTGGTTTGGGCTTAGGCTCTGGCTCTGGAGCAGGCTCTTCTTCTGGACCAGGTTCTTCTTCTGGAGCAGGTTCTTCTTCTGGTTCCGGCTCAGGTTCTGGCTCAGGTTCTGGCTCAGGCTCTGGCTCTGGCTCTGGTTCTGGCTCTGGTTCTGGAGCAACATCTGGAACCAGTGCTATCGTATTGGGGTCAGCACCAGTGCGTTCCGCAACTTCGTCACGGGCTTCCTCAAAGCTTTTAGCTGCTACCTGAGTTACTAATTTTTCATTGGTATCTGGGTCAGTGTACTCAACCTTAAAAATCTTCTCCTCCCCTTGGCCAACCTCTTCATCAAGCTCATCGACTCTTTCTTGATCTTCTCTTTCTTTTTCCTCTTCGGTCTTATCTGGATCTTCTTCAACATCTGGCTCAACATCAACCCTCCGCGAGATGGTAGCAGAACCACCACCTAGGATACCACCAAGGATTGCACCACCAGCGGCGGCAGCCTTGTATTCCTCGATGGCTTCTGGCGTGTTCATAGGAAGCCCGGCCTGATAACGCTCAAGGACTTGTTGACCTAGCTCAGTCGGAGTCTCGGTAAGCACACCCCGTGCAGTTCCCTTTGCGACTCGAGTAAAGATACCTCCACCCTTTTGAATAGCCGCTGGGACAAATGCCTTACCAACCTTGGAAACAACAAACGCATTGAGAATACTATCCAGTGCGGATTGTGGTATAGCGGTCAATAGCGCGGCTCCTTCGTCTACCTCTGTACGAAAGCCACGCTCAATGGCTTCCTTCTGACGCTCTCTGTTTCCTCCGTAGAAGAAGGGTAGCATCGCACCTGCGGCTCCTACGAAACCTCCAATAGCTGACCCTACAGGACCTCCGATAGCACCGATTGCTGCACCAGCCTTAGCACCAGCCAATGCACCAGCTGCACCACCAGCTAAACCAACTGCACTAATGGGGGCTGACTGAGCAGCCATTTCCGTGACGTATGGAACAAAGCCCTCTGACCTAGGAGCAAACCTACGACGGTCTTCCATCTGGCTTTCTTGCTCCTCTATAACGCTAGCACCTAGCTCCTCGAGCGTTTTGAGGTCAAATGTTTTACCAATACCTTCTAGTGTTGATCCAAAAACATTTTGCTGAATTGTATCAACGCCGATGGCTAGGTTACGGGTGACAATATTGCCCTTTCGCTTTAGCCCCTCAGACAATTTGTCTTGAGCTAACGCTTGTAGCTGTTCAGGAGTTAACTTAGAATCATGTTTAAAACTAAATGTCCTGCCAGTTCCTGGATCTCTGAATGTAGAAGTGGCCATTGAGGTATTAGTTCTATTCTGCTTCTTCGTCTTCTGTAGTTGTGCTTACTAATTCTACCGGAGCGTATCCGTATAGCTGGGACCGGCCTACATCCGTTTGAAGTAGCTGTTGAACCAAAGGATCGCTTACTGGCAGAACTTCATTTCTAAAAGTTGTATCAACAATTCTTCCATCCTCAATTACCTTATCACCTGGAAGGAACTCCCGTAACTTAGTTAAATCACTTATTGTGGGACGCTCTGTTTGACCAGCCTTCATACTAGCCATATTAAGTTGCGTAATCAAAGCTAGGGCTGGCTTAGCACCCATAACATCCACAAAGGGTGTCATGTCATCTAAGGTAAAATCTTCCGGAAGCCCAAAGAAATTAGCCAATTCAGGCTTGTTCTTCACCATCCCAAATAGCGTCTGTTTGGCTTGTTTGGTAAGAGCCTTTTCCTTTTTCTTTTCCGCACGTTCTTGTATTGCGCCACCAATAGTAGCACCTAGCTGGGCCAATGTATTAGCCTGTATCTCAGCGGCTTTTACAAAGCCACTGAAGTCCGCGTCACCCAGTTCTGGGCGTACTCTTGATCCTACTTGAAATGCCATACTATTATCGTCCTCCTAAAAATCCACCTGCGATTGACCCTAAGCCACTGGTTATACCAGCACTCCTAGTCGCGTCCGCTTGCGCCATCATACCTTGGAATGTAACGTCCTGTCCTCGTTGCTGAAGGGCTAGATTGATACCTGCGTTAGGATCAAATAGCTGAGGACCCATAGGTCCTGCTGCGCCTTGCTGCGCCTGTCCTAGGATTTGACCACCTAGACCAATAGCAGCTGAAGGACGGCCAAGAAGAGTACTACCTATATCACCAGCTAGCTGACGGTTCATTTGAAAGGCTTGAGGTGCGAACTGAGCAGTGTAGTCCGAGCGACCAAGAGCCTCTGCCGCTAGAGAAGATGAGTCACCAATGCGACCCCTAGCTAGGCTTGCCTGTCTAGACCTTTGTTGTATATTTCTTTCTTCTTCTGGAGTCAGTTGACCCATAGCCCTGCGAGACATACGCTCTGCTATTGCTGTGCTAGCAGGATCAGCATCTCGATACGCTTCGACTACCTGTGGTGCAAAGTCCTGTAAAGCCTTTACATCAGCAGCACGTTGATCTCTTAGTTGAGCTTGCTGTAACCCGAAGGCTCTTTCAGATGATTCTTCTAATAAATCAAAGAGTCCCCTTTGTCCCGGAGAACTTTCAAGCTGTTCCATCTCAGCCTTAATAGCAGCAATCTGAGATGTACGATTCCCACCAAGGGAGCTAGCTATGCTTTGGACTTCCCTGTTGTATGCCTCGAGTTCTTCGTCGTAGTTAGGATTTTTATATGTATATCTTTGCCCTTTATTCCTACCAGTTTTGTGCGTTGCCGTGATAGTCTCTGAAGGGGCAGGACCTGCCGCTGACTGAGCAATCTTCATTGCCTCTTCGCTGCTTACGCCTCCTGCGCCTGCCTCTAGTCCAGCAAGCTGGGCTTCAAGTCTCTTGTACCGAGGGCTGTCCGTTCCTCCAGGAATACCAGTAGCAAACGTATTAATATCTGCAAGCTCTAGTCCTGCGTACTGCGGACGAAACCTCTGCTCTGCGGCGATTAATCGCTCCTGCAATCGAGGGTCAGTAACGCCTTGAAAACTGCCAAAATCTTGACCAAATAAGTATTCGCCCATTGACTTGCCTGGGTCAATAGGTGGTGGTGCTGATGGTGTACTTCCTTTTCCTCCCATAATATTATATGCTTAGTATTCTGTTAAATAACTTAGGTGAATATTCTACCCTAGTAGGTTTGTGATTCCTGTATCGTATGCTAATTAATTTTTTCTGCATAACCTCAGGGCATTTTATGATAAAGTTTTGTGTAAGTCGTTTAAAATTTTTGGTACTGTCCGCAAACAAAAAAGCTAAGAAGATTGCGTCGCCGTCTGGGTCATCAGCCTCCCAATTTTTTACAAATGACCAGCCGTCGTCCTCGTTGCAATTATACCACATGAAGACACCCTTTATATTACCCTCTTCGTCTTGTTCGCATAGAAAGGTGTGCTTGGCTAAATGATAAGCAACAAGCAGTTGAATGCGATCTTCTGGCCATCCGGCTAGAACCCTCCCGTTCTCGTGTTCAACACAGAAGTCCACAACCTTATCAATGAAGGCAATGGCTTCTTTCTGTGTAGCATTTTGCAATGCTATTTGAACTGATTGCAGAAGGGGATTCATTAGTGTCCGATTGCTATAAAGAACACGCGGCCAGCCGCAGCACCGCTTGAGGAGGCATAACTTCGTACGGTACAACTTCCTAAAGCTAAGTCGGAGGCACTCACAGTTTCCGCAGCGGTACTAAAATCTTCGTTGCAAGTTAGCATCACCCCGTATATTGCATTAGGAAATGGAGAATTGCTTCCCGATGAGTCCTTAAAGGTTAATGTGGTTGCACCACTACTTGCATCATGGCTACCAAACTTTATTATTAAGCCACCGCCTAGAGTGATCGAACCATGAGTTCCTTCAGTAACCACCCCAGAGCCTGACTTGTCTGCTGTTCCAATTAGGTTCTCAACAAAGGCTTTAATGTTCCCTTGGGTTGCACCCTTGGTGTCATCCGTTCCAAGTGAGTCGTTATTGATTAGTATGCCAGCAGCACCTACGATAGGCACAGCGGTAGGGACAGCAGTCCCGCCCGATACATTGCCAAGAACCGTCTGGTCGGCTTGAGTTGCCATCTTTGCTAGCGTTACGGCATTGTCCGCAATTTTAGCCGTTGTTACCCCTGTGCTTGGACTTGAACTATCGGCTAACTGGGTAGTGCCTATTCCTCCATTTTTTACAATAATTTTCTTTGGAGAAGAACTATCTAGGGCTGTAGTAGTATCATCTACGGCTCCTGTTGCAAATGTTGCACTATCAACCAAAGCGTTGAGGTTGGCTGCCGTGACCTGATCGCCCGTTGAAAATGTTGTTCCTTTTGATAAAATTGCCATTATTCTGCTTTATTAGTTGAACGGAAGGATATAGCTCCATCAGCTTCAATGGCCCTAATCTTTGGTCTTCCGAGTGTATTGTTAAGTGTAAACTGGATTCCGTAACCTCGACGGTTACCTATTCTACCACGTATGGACACATCCTCAGCCTCGTCTAAAGTAGATCCAACAAAATCGCTAAGTTTGCCCACATCAAGATTTGCATCCGGGTTCTCAGTCTCAGCGGATATATCAAAGTCAGATACTGTAGATGCGCCAGACTCAATGTGCATTTCAAACTGCTTCCAGTTTTTTCTTTCTAGGCTCCCTAGGGTGTATTGACGAGTAGTGAGAGATCCTGGGACATTGATATTCTTTTCAGATCCACCAATTTGAGTAACTATCCGATCAACTCCATCAACCCTTTCGTCTAGTTTTTGTACACCTCCAATGTCATTGACTGCATACACACCACGTTTTTCTCCTTCACCAACAACTAACAGGTTAGAAACGTGGAAGCCTGTGTCGGCTACTTGGTCAATACTTTCCCACTGCTTGTTAAGGAAGTTGTAAATTATTATAGCGTTATTTTTTGTCGAAGTATCTACAGGCACAGCCAAGAAGTATCTGTTATCAAAGTAAACGCCTACGGAGTTCTGCCAGTAAGCCTTGTTAATTCTTTGAATCGTTACGTTGATCGGTTCACTGAGTGGAGTCTCAGTGCCGCGAAGGTTGTATTCATCAAAGAACTGAGTGCTGTAAACACCATTGTCAGAAAGAAAGATTACTTGATTGCCGACCTGCACGATGGACTGACGGGCTACGCATCCAACTTCGTTAGTCAGGAGTTTAGTGCTAGCTGCTTGCAGGGATGTTGTATTAGTAATTAGGTGAATACTATTCCGGTTAAACACCATGAGGTTGTCTTCAGAGAAAGAATGCAGACCTACGTTGAAGTCAGCTTCACCAGCGTTGAATCTGTACTGAGCATATATCTGGTCATAAGTGTCAGTGTCCAAAATGTCTGATGCTATCACTTCATCGAGTATACCCCTTGCAGTAAATGAGTCCGCTGACGCATCAACACTGAACTTGAATGGCATCACCAATCTACGCTGATGGTAGACCGCATACGGTGGTGCTGGCATATGGGTAAACCCAAGACCTACGGATACTCTTTTTGTAAAGTGTACATCTGTTTGATTAGTTACATCATCAGTGTTTACAAAAAATTTAAAATTAGAGGAACTAGCCTCGGACACAGTAAACTCAGTTCCTTTGGTTAGTGTGCTACCACCAGCAGTAATCAGATTTACCGTATCCCCAACCGATAAGGTATTAGATACCGTAACGGTAGCCACTCCATTTGTAATCGTAAAGCCAGTAGCTGCTAGATTGACTGGCTGAGTGTAAGTACCACTAGCTACTTTTGTAAATGCGGGTGTTCCGCTAAATGAGCCGTCCCACTCAAGTGCCGTATTGCCGTCACGAAATATAAATACTTTGTTAAATGCTTGCAGCATAGGTGCTGAGGCTGTTACAGTCACGCCAGTTGGATAAGCAATGTCTGTAGTTGCTCCAGTAGCTATATTAACGGCAACCGCCTTAATGTTAGCAGCAAAGATAATGTACTGACTAGCTGATGCGTTTGGATCCGAGAACGCACAGGACCCATAAATAGCATTAACAGCACCATCATTAAGTATACCGAACTTAACAGTTGCCGTTCCGCTAGCTGTTCCGCTATATGTTTGGTCAGCTATTGTAATCTGCGTATCACTATTTTTCGTGAATGCTCGATCACCATTTACGGCAGGAGTAAGTCCAGATACACCCGACACATTAACTGTTCCAGAGCTTGGAAAGTTTGTAGCAGTAACATTTGTTAGAACTACATCTCCACCAGTCTGCGTAGCTGTTACAGATGTATCATCAGCAACTAAGGTAAACGGAAGCGTAAGAGCAGATATTCCAGTTGCCAGGGGGTTGGATATTAAATCGATACCCTTTCTTACTTGCGCTTCGCCCCTGCGGTCAGTCCGTAAGTTCTGTGCGTCAGCGAGTATACCTGATGGCAACTGATCGGGCCGTATTCGATTATTGAAACCAATAAAACCAACATCTCCATCTTTGGCGATGCGGTCATCTAGTCCTGCATATGTCCGGTATTCGGGCATTAATTAACGACGATTACCTCTGGAAGTAAACTTACCGCTAAATAGCTTAGTGTCTCGGGATTGCTTACCTGCTCCTTGACGATTACCACCTATTGCTTCTACGGGAGTAAAAGTGATGAGACGTGCGCCTCGTCCACGCCCTCCGCCAGTAGTTTCTTCAACTGCCTTTTCGTCAACAATTTTACGGCCACTTGGAGATCTTTTGTCTACTTTGGTTAATTTTTTAAAAGTAGCCATCAACTTCTCACCAGCTTGCTTTGCAGTTGGCTTAGACATTGCTTTGGTTTTTGGACCCTGAACAGCCTTTTTCTTTGCAACTTTTACAGCCTTTTTCTTAGATTTGGTCCTTGAACCAAACTTACCTTTTATTGTATCTCTAATATGGGATGCTTTTCTCATTGTATTGAATATTGAATTATTAACATTTCCAACGCTTCAAGGCTAGTGCCTTCCGGGTTGGTCTTCCTTTCTTGTCCTTCATCGGACCCTTGACGCCAGACATTCTGGCACAAAATGATTTCTTTCTAGCTAACTTCTTGCCCTTGGGGTTGGATTCTGTGACCGGAGGCTTGAGGTTCGCACCTGTCTTGCGCTTGAAGTAAGCACGACCAGCGGCAGTCAGTCCTCCCTTTTTACTTTTGTGTTCTTTTCTCATTAGCTTCTTACCTTTGCTCTAGGTGTGTTGGCTACAACTGTCTTTCCCCTGGCTCCTGCTTTCTTTTTCTTTCTAGCAGTGCTTGCTCTCTCCGCTTTCGTGAGGCTAAGAGCCTTTCTTTTAGGCAAGCAACGGTCAGGGTTCTTCTTATCTTTCGACGTTCCGCAAGGGCCTTTGATTGATCCATCAGTGCCGATCCTTACCCAGTTCTGCTTGAGCCATTGTTTGAGTTGAGCCATTACCTACCCTTTCGTTTGCCACCCTTAGCCTTCTTCGCGTAGTTAGGATCCTTGCAATACTTTGATGCAGCTAGGTTCGCGTAAGCGGACGGATACGTGTCAAACGTCCGTCTCGCCCAAGCCTTACCTTCAGGGCATATCTTACCCCCGCTTTTTGCTCTTTTCTTTGCCATTCTTTACGAGTGATTTGAGTAGCTTCGCTTGCCCAGCGTGAGCCTTAGAAGCCTTCTCAAGCTTTCTTGCGACGGTTAGTATTTTTCTGTGCATTTCTACCCCTTAGTACTTTGAAGTCAGCCCCGGTAATCTTGTTACGAGGTGCAGCAACCCTAGCTATCTTCTTCTGTTTTGGACTGTATTTGCTAAATGGCATTACTTCTTCTTCTTTTTCATGGCCATCTTCTTCATCCCCTTAGCCTTAGCAGCTTTTGATGGACGACCTACTTTGCTTCCGTATGTTCCTTTTCCCATTGGCATAATGTTATCTTTCGTTATTTGATTACTGATTGAACCCAGGCTACGAGCTTGGATGCGAGAGATTTTACCTTAGTGATAAATGTGTCTTTAGTTTTGCAGATGCAGCACTTCATAATTATTTCTTTCTTTTATTGTGAAAATCGAAAAGGACTTTTACCTTTTCTGTAAGGGCTTCGATATTGTAGTGCATCCGGGCTAGCACGATAATAAGCGTAATGATGCCAATAGCGATAGGCCAGAGGGATGATATGATTTGTAAGATTTCATTCATTTAATGGTAGAGGAGCCGAAGTAG